GAGTGCTCGTTCTACACCACCAGGGAAAGTCTGACAGCCAAGCTCGCGGTCATGCCCGACTTTGACGTGATCCATGTCCACAATGAACCCGACTGGCTGGTGACGGCTGCGAAGAAGGCGAAACCGAACACCCCGGTAGTGTACGACTGTCACGATTTGGACTCGCAGAGGGACGGCGAGAAGGCGAACCCGGACGAGATAGAGGCCATGAAGGTGGCTGACGCGTACATATTCCCCTCCCAGGCATACTACGAAGGCGCATCACGGTATCACTCTCTTCCTCCCCACAAACCCAAGGCAGTGGTCTACAGCATGTGCAACCAGATGAGCATCGGACCACTGCCGAGGGTGCGTGGCATCGCCTACGAGGGCGGGATTGCGGCCCCTGTTGAGGGGTACAACTACACCAGATACCCGGCATACCGGGACCACCGGGCATTGGTCGAGGCCATGTATTACGCCAACATCCCCATTGCCCTCTACGGCGTGAGCGATATTTTCATGAATCAGTACCGCTCGATCGGCGCTCTGTGCTTCCCCCCCATGCCCTATGTCAATATGCTCAGGGAATTAACCCGGTGGGACTGGGGCTTCGTGGGCTGCGCGGAGAAGTGCAAGACGATGGAGGGCTCCATGCCGAACAAACTCTTTGAGTATATCGCGGCGGGAATCCCCGTCATTGCCTGTAACTCGCCCGAGGCTGAAAGGTTCGTGGTGGACAATGAACTAGGCGTGAGCGTGGACAGCATAGAGGACATTAACGACATCTACGATACCCACGAAGAATGGCGGGAGAAGGTCAGGGAGAAGAAAGATCAGTTTATCATGGAGAGGGAGATCGACAAGGTGGAGAGAATTTACCGGATGGTGACAGAATGAAAACCGCCCTCGTAACCGGAGCGGCGGGATTCATCGGCTCTCACATTGCCGAAGCCCTTGTCTCTCAAGGCTGGCGCGTGATCTGCATCGACAACATGAAGACCGGCAAGTACGAGAACCTTCGGCCCTGGTTCAATCGCAATACATGCGAATTGCACGTTGCCGATGTGAGCGAGTACAGCGCGATAGTCCAATACTTCCCCGGCGTGGACGTGGTGTTCCACAATGCGGCCTCGAAGTGTACCGTCTGCCGGGAAGATCCCAAGACAGACCTCCTGGTGAACGCCCTCGGCACTATGAACGTGTGTCATGCCGCTATCGAGAACGGGGTGAAGAAGGTTATCCACGCCTCTACGGGCAGCGTGAACGACATAAGGAGCTACTATGGAAACTCCAAGATGGCCGGAGAAACCTACCTCAAGGTTGTGAAGGAGTATCATCCCTACTTCAATTACACCGTGCTTCGCTACCATCACGTTTACGGACCCAGACAGGACGACTCCGACAAGGGCGGGGTTATCCCGATATTCATCAGGAACATCTATTGCGGAAACCCTGTCACCATATTCGGTGACGGAGAACAGGTACGCCACTTCACGCACGTTTCGGATATCGTAAGGGCGAACCTGTGGGCGGCTGAGAACCCCGTAACGGACGGGAAGACGTACAATGTGCTCTCGGATGTGACCTGCACGATAAACGAACTGGCAAGTGACCTCATGAGGCTTATGGGGCGGGATGTTCCAACGGTCTACGCTCCGGCCAAGCAGGGCGATATTCGCACGTTTACGGCAACTGCCGAGAAAATCAAGGCAGATGGGTTTGTCTTCAGGGAGAATTTCAACGATGGCCTGAAAGACACGATCCAATGGTACTGCCGGAAATGGGAAAGGAAGGCGGCATGAGCATGTTCTTCACAAGATCCCGCCTCTACCAGAGCGAGAAGGGCAGATCCAAGCTCGTTCACGAGATCATGCCCGACAAGGTGACGCTGAATAAAGACTACGGCGATATTCACAAGGGATTCCAGCGGGGGAACAAGACCCCGTTTGCCGGTGTGGAATTGGTCCCCTGCCTTGAAACTCTTTCGCCTGAACTCATCGAGGCATCGGGAAGGATTACGAGAGAGAGGATATGGCCCGACGAGTTTGCGCGGGGAGCCTTCGACCTGTTCAAAGAGGGCATCTATAAGGCGTGGGACTCGTCGAGGTTCCATGTCGTGCTCCATTCGTCAGGTCACGATTCCCGCATGGTGTCATGGGCGATCAAGGAACTGACAGAGGCGCACGGCTTTGACTGGCTCGGGGATGTCCTGTTCTTTGAGTTGAATTGGGAGACGGAGCAGTTTCATAAGATCATGGACGCCGAAGGATGGGGCAGGGACAGGAGATACGTCTACAACGAAGGCGCGGAGCCGGGGGATGTCCACGAGTACAGTTTCAACTTCTCCGACGCATGGGAGCGACTGAACGCCGGGACCATCGGATACCCGATCAATACCAACTATGACTGCATCAAATGGCTCCAGGAAAAGGGCATGGCACCCCTTGACGTTCAGGTATTGACCGGACACGGCGGGTCCGAGATCGCGCGGTCCTTCCATAACGGGGAGGAAATCAGCACGTTCATCCAGAATATGTACCGCTACGCCCTCATGGGGTATCCGCTCAGGGGCGAGAATATCCATGCCTTTTACTATCTGCCATTCATGCAGTACGTTCGGAAGTACGGACAGGAGCATATCAACCGGAGAAGCATCGCGGATGCCATTCTTGACCATGTCGCACCCGACTTATCACCGATCAGGCGGGTCACGGTTCCTGAACTGGTGGAGAAGGGATGCCAGAACATATCAAGAAAACTCCTTCAGAGGGCCGTGGACGCATACCGGGGCTCTCAGTACTACAAAGACCTTGGCATTATGGTAAGCCCGTCTACCACGCTGAACTACAGCGACTGGTGGGGGCATTACAACCTTGCCTCGTACTACGAGAGACTGAGGGAGGAGGGGAGAATATGAACAGACCCCTCGACGTGCTCCACGTCTGTAAGTGGGATTGGGCGAACACCGGATACCGCTTCGTGAAGTGCATGGAGATGGTGGGGCTCAACGTGATCGCGCTCAAAGGAATAAAACACAACTACGATTACCCCGATCAGATAGAGGTTATCCCGCAGCTTGGGGGAAAAGTGTACTCCAGCCATCCTATTACCATAAAGGCCCCGGAACTGAAGCCCCTGGCCGAATCTGCAAAGGTGATTCACTTCCATGCCTCAACCTTCGTGGACATGGGTGTAGACCTGACGAAGAAGAAGGTGGTCGTCCAGCACGGCGGTTCCACCTACCGGAAAGCACCCGATGACTGCGATAAGGTGTTCAACGAGTTTGCGAACGTGACCATCATGCAGTTTCCCATGTATATGGTGCATAACCCGGTGAATCCCGTGCTCGTCTACTACCCCGTTGATACGGACAGGCTCCAGCCCGATTTCACCCGCAAGGGAAAGCTGAGGATAGGGCATTTCCCGAGTTCGGGCATTGCCAAGGGAACGGAACATATCGAAGAGGCGTGCTGTTCATTGAGCAAATTACCGGATTACAAGGACCGTTTCGAGTACACGATTGACACTAATAATCTTCCCTGGGACCGGCACATGGAGCGCATGAATCAATATGACATCATCATCGAGACGGTCAAGGAAGAGTATCATGGGCAGAAGTTCGGGGAATGGGGGAATACCGCGTTGGAGGCGGCGGCACTCGGGAAGATCGTTGTGACCAACTGCCATTCATCGGAGCTTTACCGCAGGGAATACGGCGATTGCGCTCTCCAGATAGCCAACGACAGGCCGCAACTCATGGACACGCTCAAGAGGCTTCTTTCCCTGACGGATAAGGAGATAGACGCACTCAGGCACGAATCGAGACAGTGGGCAGAGGACAAGCACGGCATGAAGCCAACGGCTGATAGGCTGTGGATGAAGGTGTATCGAAACCTTTTATGAACATCAAATTACTAGACGCTGTAAAAAGAATCGTCGATAAGAGCAGTATAGGGAAACTTCCCCAGGACTACTCGGGGGAGATAACCCTGAAGATCATAATCCACCAAGGAGGTGTGAGAGGCAAGAAGGAGACGATAGAGAACACCATAAGCGATTGAAAGGTAAATCGGATTCCTAGATAGCCAGCTAAACGCTGACACTAACAAGGCCCGGTACTCTGAAAATGAGTATCGGGCTTTTTTATTGGAGAAAACAGTGAGTGAAGAATCTTTTGAGACGCTAACAGATTCCGGGGGCTCACCCGAAGCTGGAGATTCGTCGTCTCCAGATCCCTCTACCGGCGAACTTTTCGAGACGATGGATATTGAATCGCCCGAAACACTCCCCACTGAGGAGCCAATTCAGGAAGAGGCCGAGAAAGAGGACACGCTTCAAGAGGAAAAAGAGGCCAAAGAAACCGAAACCCAGGAGAAACCCAAGGAAACCCCGGAAGAGCCGGAAGAGAAAACCGAAGAAACTGACAAACTTGAGCCTTTCCACAAGCATCCCCGCTTTCAGGAGATGAACAAGACCATCAAGGAATTGAGGGCTCAGGTTGAGCAGTTGACGGCGAAGCCTGCTGAGGAAACCCCTGAAGACCTCGGATACAGGGACATCACGAAACTGACACCCGACGAGATGCAGGACTGGCAGGACGAAGACCCGGTTGGATGGGCAAAGAACCTTCTCATGCAGGCCAAGGCAGAGGTCAGGAACGACATTCGCGCCGAGGCGCACCAGAACGCCATGAGAGCGGCGGCTGACAAGACCCTTGATGATTTTGTCAAGGCTCACCCCGACTTCGATGAGGTGTACGAATCCCGTGTTCTTTCGCAGTATTGCGACGAGCACCCCGGACACAACATCATCAGCGCCTATCTTGCCATCAACGAAGAGAAGGCCAGGGAAGCCCACGGCAAGGAGATCGAAACCCTCAAGGCGTCGTTCGAGGCCGAGAAGAAGGCCGCTATAGACGCAGCCGTGAAGGAAGCCGTCGAGAAAATCCAGAAGCAGTACAGGGCGAAGGAGAGCGTCACGGTCATAACCGGCGACACCACCTCTCCCACTGTTGACGACGAGGACACCGACACCGGGGGCGACCTCACCAAGTTTCTCCACAGACGGATGATCAAGGAAACGACAGCATAAAGGAGAAACATCATGGCACTTACTTACGCAGAGCTTGAGTCGGTCACCAGGAATTACTTTTTAGCTGACAAGGGCAAGGCAACGGACATCTATTTCAAGACTTCCTTCCTGCTTGAATACCTCATGAAGCAGAAGAAAGGCATCTGGGAGCGTCCCTCGGGCGGCGATTATATCAGGATACCGCTTGAGTACGATGGGCAGGAGTCGGGATTCTACGAGAAGGGTGAAAGCCTGACCAGCGACGACCGGGTAAACGTCAACGTGGCGAAGTTCGCATGGAAGCACGCTAATCCATTTGGCCTGGTTGGGAATGCCTAATGACAAGAGCTGAGTGGACGCAGGCAGAAATATCTCTCTTGAGAAAGCATTACGGCACGATGCCTAATGCCGACCTTGCGCGGATGATAGGTAAATCCAAGCAGGGATTGCAGCACAAGGCGCACAGAATGGGTCTGACCACAAAGAAAGTGGCTACCTACAAATATTGTATCGACTGCGGAAAGAAATTGAGTCGCGCAGCCATCTACAATGAAAAAGCTTGTAGATGTGTTGAGTGTGCAAGAAACCACCGCTCTGGTGAAAACCATCATAACTGGAGAGGCGGGGTAAGCGAGCTTCGCAGTATTGTGCATTGTTTGCTCAAGCCTTTGTGGATCTACCCCATAATGCAGAGAGATAACTATACCTGCCAGATATGTAATAAACGTGGTGGCGATTTAGAAGTTCACCACCTGCGTCCATATCACAGCATTAGGGATAGGGTACTAAATAATAACCCTCATCTAAATATTGACAATTTTGAAGACCGAAAAAGAGCGGCCCTTCTTATTGTTGAGGATCACGAACTAGATGACGGCATTACTCTTTGTGCCCGATGCCATTATGAGCTTCACAACCAGAATCGGGGTGAATTGCTGGAAAACCGTAACGCTTCGGGCGACGGCAATCAGCAGCCAAGCCGGTCGAATGTGGTTTCAATAGTAGACCGGAAGGTTCAACGACTAACGGGTGAGGACACACAAACCAATAAGCCCGACACGAGTGCCCCGGACTCCGATACCCTAACGGAGTCAAGATATAGTCTGAGCTGCATGGAAACATGCAGAAATAGAGGTTAAACGCCTCTATGATAACAAAACTGTTTGGTAATGCAACCATCTACCGCATCGACACCCTGAAGAACGCCGGGAAAGAGGCTGATATCAAGCTGGCGGTCCAGCGTATCAGCTCCGCTCAGAAGTCCATCACCGCTCTTCTCGCAGGGTCCATCTACGACCTGCCGGGAGGCGATTCCAAGCGGCTGACCGGGCTTCGGGCGCTCATGAACGAATCCACCACCACGAAGTACGGCGATATCGCGGAGGCCGATCTCGTAGCCAGCGATGGAACCTATCCGTGGGAAGGCAAGATGAGCGCAGGCGCGGCAACGATGGACCTGGCCCTCATCAGGGCCGGTAAGCGTGGGTCCAAGGTCCGAGACGGCGTGGGCGGCAAGGCCAACATCGTTATGACCACGGAAACCCTGAGAGACACCCTTGAGGGCATCCTTCAGGCGCAGCAGCGGTTCACCAACGACACCAACAAGGCCGTCGCGGGATTCGATGCTCTACATGTCTCAGGTGTTGACATCTTCGCGGATGACTACTGCCCCGCGTCCCATGTTCTGTTCCTGAACACCAACCATGTCGGCTTCGCCATTCACGCGAACGGGTACTTTGTCCGCGAGAAGTGGAGCAAGATCCCCGACTCGGCAGGTGACCGCACCATGAAGATCCTGTGGGACGGCAACCTGGTCTGCAACAACCGGAAGGCGTTCCAGGGGTACAGCAACGTATCGTAATCACTTTGAAACGGCCCTCAAAATAGTCCCTGGAGCGGGGGTGGGGGCCGTTAAACCGCTTCAAAAGGAGAACAACGATGTCGAATTTTTCAGCACTGAAAATCAGGGGATGGGCTCAGACCCCGAGGCAGATTTCTTCCACCCGGAATCATGAGGTCGGCGAGGTCCGGTACACCGCAGACGGCAGGGCCTTCATTTACGCCAAGGACGGCGGCAGCGGACTTTCCACCGGGAAGCTGGCATGCGCGAAGGCTATCGACTCCGATGTCGTGAACAAGACCGGCTCTGCCGTGGCAATCGGAGAAAGGCAGATGACCCTCACCATCACCGCAGCGAACCCGGCCATTGCGGAGAACGAGTTTGCCAACGGCTTCCTCCATATTAATGACGGAACGGCGGCTGGCGACAGCTACAAGATCGAGTCCAACACCGCGGTAGCCCTCAGCGGCACCTCGATCACCCTCACCCTCGCGGAACCGATCAGGGGCACGGCGCTCACCACGTCCTCCGAGTTCACCCTCGTTCACAACCCTGCCTACGGGGTAAGCCACACCACCACGCAGGCATCGACCCCTGTGGGCGTTCCCCTCGTGGACGTGCCCGCGAACTACTACGCATGGCTCCAGTGCCTCGGCGTGGCGGCTGTGCTCATTGAGGGTACTCCCGCAGTAGGGTCCAAGCTCACCATCTCCGCAGGCGTATCCGGCGCGGTCAAAAAGTTCGCAACCGCAGAAGACCCGGTTGTCGGTGTGATGTTCGGAACCGCCGGAGTGAATGGCGAATACAAGCCCGTCAGACTGTGCATCGGTCACTAAGGGGGTAAGTCATGGCATTCACGTCAGCAGTTTTGGGCAACACCGTATTCGGGAACAAACGGGTCAAGTGGGGAACCTTCACCACGTCCGGCTCCGAGACGGGCGGCGACATAGCTACCGGCCTCACCAGGGTAGACATGATGCTGCTCCAGCACTCGGGGGCGTCCGCTGTGGCTGATGCACCCGCCGTTACCGAGACGTTTCCGCTTTCGGGCGGCGACGTGACCATTGTGCACACGGCATCGGCAGACGGGTACTGGCTGGCTATCGGTGACGATTAGTGGCCCACGAAACCGTAACAGAGTTAATCACTGAGGTTATAGGGCGGGTCCAGGACCCGTCCTTTACCTCCACACGCATCCTTCGCTATCTCAACCAGGGCATGAAGGAGATATCGGGGCATCCCGATATTCTCCTGCCCGAACTCTCCACGTCCGCCACGGTTGAGGCCGGGACCACAAACCCCTATGTGGCATTGCCGGATGATTATCAGAAGAAGCTCTACTACTGCCATTCGATCACGCTCAATCGGCGGGTGAAGATATTCAACAGTTATCCGCAGCTTCTCAGGCATGTTTCCGTGCAGGATCAGGCGGGGAGCGTGTGGGGCGTGGCTGTACGGGGATCGAACCTCTATTACCAGCGCATTCCGTCTTCAGCCGAAACGCTCCAGCTTCACTACTACAAGAAACCCACGGCACTTAAATCCGATTCAAGTCCCACGGAGATACCAGAACATCTCTGCCGGGATCTGCTCGTCAATTTCGTGTGTCGGGAAATCTTCAAGATCAAGTCCATGTCCAACCCTGAGTTTTTGAAGGCAAAGGAAGAGTACGCCGGTTATTTCGATCAGGCCATGCTCGACCTGAAGCGGTTCCTCGGCCCGGAAGAATGCCTTGCGGCTGAACTGGAAGACGAAACCGAGTTTGACAGCTACCTCTAAGGGGGAGAAATGGGAACCATCCTTGCTTCAACGATCATCGACACGGTTGAGGGGATTCTCCAGGACACCGACAACGACCGGTGGAGCGCAGCCGATCACTTAGGCTACCTCAACAGCATTCAAAGGCTCATCGTCTATCTCAAGCCCAACGCCTATGTCGTGAACGAGGCCGTGGTGTGCGTGGCGGGAACCAAGCAGTCCATCCCCTCTGACGGCGTTCAGCTTATCAATATCGTTCGGAACATGGGAACGGACGGCACCACTCCGGGAAGGGCGGTGGTCAAGGGCGACCTCGATCAATTCAATGTCATCGAAAGGGACTGGCACTCGGCAGAGGCAAGCGCGACGGCTGAACTGTTCTTCTTCGACGGGCAAGACCCCAAGAACTTCTACGTCTACCCCCCTCAGCCCACTTCCTCCTTCGGCTATCTGGAGCAGGTTTACTCCAAGTCTCCTTCGGATATTGCAAGCGATGAGGCCATAACCCTGGATGACACCTACGAGGACGTTATCAAGAACGGGATGCTCTATCTGGCCTATGCGC